GGAAATTTTAATGTTTTACAAATTGTATATAAATTATTAAGAGCAAAAATTTCATCTTCTTGCTCTTCTGTGAAATAATATAACTCGTCTGAAAATAATCTCTTATTCGTCAATGGATGATAATAAATTAATTCTTTTGGTGTTTGGACCATCAAAGGAAAACTGCAGCAATAATTTGATATAAAATCTGCATAAGCTTTAGATATCATTTTTGAATTTAATTGCGATCTAATTATGACGCTTTTGGATTGCAGCTTTCTTAACATAATGATGTATTCATCCCAATTTTCGCATTTATTAAATACAGGTTCTAACGACTCCATATCAGATTTCATGTTCAGCCAATTCAAATTCATACAAGTATGATTACAATAAATTTCAAATAACTCAGGTCTGTATTTCCTCAAACCTAATATTTCTTTGTCATTTGATGTTACTATCAAATCTTTATTTACTATTATAGATTTAGGAAGCAAGTTTAATGATTCTCCAATTTTAGGCTTATAAGTTGAAGATGATGTCAATTGAAGTATGGAATTTGTATACGGATCAAAAAATATATCCATAAACATATTTTCTACATCTTTAATCTCATCGTGATTCATTGGCTTTAATTTAGAATTTAAATTTATCCAGTATTCTTTAATAGTTTTCAATTCTTTGTTGTCTTCTCCGGAAATTATGCATTTTTTTGAAACGAATCTTGCTATTTTTAATAAATTTATTATATTGTTGCTTGACTCATAAGCATTCAAAAAATTTAAAGAATCATAACACATTCTTAATCTTTGTAATTCTAATATAGGATTGTTAGTTTTAGGATAATTTTCATTTTTCAACTTATATTTAAAATCTAATGTTTTGTTTTTGCTCCTCACAAAATTCAATTTAGAGAAGTAAGGTAATTCTTGATCATGCAGCTTTTTATCTACCAATAATTTAGCAAAAGATAAGAAACGAGATCTGGTTTTATCAGATGAATATAATTGCACTAATTGTGCTTTTGGACCTAAAAAGTAAAATAATATAGGATCAACTTTTAAAGAACCACCAATAGTATAAGGAATGTCATACTGAC